GGTAAGTCAAGTGATGCGGCTGTCATGGCGGCATTGAGTACCGACTTAGGTTCGCACGATAGCAGTGCATCACTTGCATTAACCGTTGATAGAAGAGACACAATAAATTGTGAAGCTCTGTCTTTTAACAATTCTTGGATTCTGTCCTTGACTGCTGGCGACTTGACGAACTGTTGTACTGTAAGTGCATTGTTCATATATATAAATAATTAATAATTAATTTGATCCTTCTCCAAATCATAAATAACCTCTAGTAACGTATCTGCTACCTTTTCTGCGTGTACTCCGTCAATTTCACAAATGATCATATTGTTATCAAATATGGTATACGTTTTTTTGGTATCACTCTCATCTACAGCTACAATATATCCGTTGAGACTGTATTCTGTATTTTTGTTTATGATCATAATTTACTGTATATTTTTATAATTTGGTTGTCAATGGTTTTGGTTTATTTTCTCAGCTTCAGCTTCACAATTTGCACAAACTTTTTTTCCGAATCGCGAAGGAAACTCCCCGCCGTTATAGCCGTTATAGCTTGTATATAATGTTCCCCACGGTTCATCATTTCCTCCGAAATATTCTTTGCATATAGGACAAGGAATCCAAAAATAACCACCAATCCAAGCTTTAAAATGTTGCCACCATCTAGGTTGTTTTCGTTTGTCTTTTTTTGTTTTCATATATATATTTGATGGTATCATAAACAACATGTCATGTCAATAGGTATTGATTTGCTTTCCCTTTTACGCTTCCCGCGCGCGAGGCTCCCCTTTCCCTTTTATGATTTTTTGATCATTTTTGAGAATCTATAAATTCTTGATCTAATCTTTTTACTTGATTAAAAATTGCATAGAGTCTGGTGCTAGTTATTTTGTACTTATGGGCTATTTGCCAAATATGTAGCTTCTTTTCTTTCATATCACGGTAAATGTTTAAATTACGTGATAGTTTAAATCGTTTGTCTATTTTCATATATTTATTGTAAATTAATAATATTTCAGCCAAAGGCTGATTGGCTTATGGCTAAAATCCGATCCCAAAACTCGATCACCTCTCGCACTGTCATACCCTTGTACCATCCTAATTGTCTTCGTAGTTCTTTGATGTTCATAGGATTAGATTAATTGATAAATATTTATAATACTTGTTCCTTTCATTGACTTAAAGCCATTGAATATCAGCTCTTGTCTGATGTTCTCTTTACTTGCTCCAATATGCGATAAATCAGATTCTCTTGTTAGAGATTCAACCAGGGCTTTTTGTTCAGTCTCAGCTTCTATGATTTGATGATCGAGGGCTGATATTACTAGATATGTATTCATAAAATTAAATAATTAATAATTATTCACTTATTTGATCACGACTATATAGTGATCACCCTCTGCCAAAACGTATGCTGTACTATAATCTCTACCCATATTCTCCATATCTGCTGCTCTTATCGCTTCTTCCTTTGTTTTGTATTTCATATTTAATATTAATTATTAATGTACTCACTTTGTAAAATCATCCCCGTGCTATCTTGTACGCCTTTTGGAACGTATGAGAAGCAAATACCAGGGCTCCGAACTTCTCATCGTCGCTTATGAGTTGCTTTGCTTTCTCCAACTTTCCGACGTTTTTATCAGTTAGAAGTGATAGTATTGCTTCTATCTTTTGTTTGTCGCTCATATATTTAATTAAGAATTAATAATACTTAAACAATATTCACGGTCTATCAGTTCCCCATTCTCAAGAAAACAAAATCCCATGTTATGGTCTATGAGATGTTTATAGACCTTCTTTGCTAGTTCTTTAGTCATGTAGTTGATATAAATTGATAATGTAACGCTTCATAAATACTTATTTCCCTTTTGTTCTCTTGTTCCCTTGTCTCTATCTCTTCTCGTTCCTTTGCCATTCCTACTACTCCATAAGGCAGCGTATCTATATCAGAGGCCAGGGCTATTGTTTCTTTTTCTTTGTTTGTCATAGTCATATTTGTAATTAATAATGAGTAAAACACAAAGCAAGCAAGATTTTTCATATTGCAATTGTTTGATCGAGATTGAAAACTTTCGCCCAGCCTAGTGGATAGCTTTCTACTCTGATCTTTCCTTCCTGATTCTTTCGCTCTTCTCTTGCGTAACCTCTAAAAACTGACAGTGATTTTTCCCCTTTTTTTATCATTCTTTTTAATTGTCGAGCCTGTAAGAATGTGACCCACTTATTGCTCTTGTATTGTCTTTTTTCTGCTACCGTTGCAAGTTCTACTAAGTTGCGCCCGCTGTATAATGTCCCAGAGACTGGATTGATTTGCTGAATTATTGTCATAGGTTTTTGTTCAAGGTAATTTTTAAATCTTGCTCTGTGCCTTGTGTCTTACTAGGTACTAGATGGTACCTGGTCTTACTACTACTACTGTTTGTTAACGTGCTTTTATTTGATCTACTCTAAAGTTACCATAAATATTATCTATTGTCAACAGATAATCGATAGTTTATCGTCATATTGTGTATTGGATGTGTAAGAGTGTGAAGATTGGGACAATAGAACAATATAAACAAGAGTACATTATCAGCCATAGGCTGATTAAATATAGCTTAAAAGTCTGAGAAGCCCCTTGTAGGTCAAATTAGTGATATATCAAAGTGTATCAATGTGATCATGTGTTGAATTATGGTATAATCTGAATATGCCACTGATTAAGCCTAGCCTAGCCAATCCCCACGGGCTCTCAACGAAGCAAGCTACTGTTATTGAACTCGCCGTACGTGATGTCCAGAAACATACGCCGCTTGATATGGCAAAAATACACAAGCGAATATATAACACTAATGGAACGGGTGCAGATTTAGCAAGGCAAAACACTAATAAGATCAATTTTCGCCAGGCTTTTTTGGAACGAATCAGAGAAGAGGGAATCGACAAAAAAATAGAAGGCAGATATATTGAAGGACTGGACGCAAAAGATGAGAAGGGACAGTTAGACAGAAAGCTAATACTAGACTACGCTAATTCACTAGCTAAAATTATTGGCTTGAATGCACCTAGTAAGATCGAACGCAAGAGCTTGAACGCTACAGTGAGTCTGACATCAGAAGACCTACAGAAGGAACTACAGTTGATCGAGGAGGAGCTGGAAGAGTGAAACGTATCAATGCGTTAATATGTTAACACGACAGCATGCTGATATGAGGTAGAAAGTAACTCGCCCCTTTCCCTTTTGCGGTAATTATGCGGTAAATATATCATGCGGGAAATCTGCGGGAATTATCTAAAACCGTAAAATAATAATATCCCATAGTACATAGCCTATAATCTGGTATTGACATGGCAACAATCAACATACACTGTTGTGATACTCTATATCTACTATACGCCACGTCGTATAATATACAATTTACGACGTCTCGTATATTATTCAGCCCATACGAACGTAAACTATATACGAACGTGAGTGGGGGGGGTGGGCAGCCGATGGGCTTTTATAAGTTCAGATTCAGGTTATACCACATCCCAAATCGTACACCATTTTTCCCCAATAGGGTTCACATTTCTTGAACAATCCAAATTCATTTGACATTCTCCAAATATCCTGTTACAGTGAATGGTGTAAGGGGAATGACGTGTAGTACGGTTCAGGTGCTTTGATAGTTAATAATGAATAATTGAATTTAGTGAAGATATGCCCAAAGACCAAATAAACGACGTAAAAACCAAATTTGTACCATTTCGCTGTACCAACTGCAATGGCTGGGGTACTGTGACGTATAAAAAAATTAAATGCCATACCTGCAATGGAACGGGCACCCTCATTATCAATCAAGAGACAGGAGAAATCCACGATCCAAAGGAGGGTAATAAATGAAACATAGATACCTCAACACTAATTACTGGAATGACAGCTACATATCACATCTTGACAATGACGAGAGAAATTTATTCTTATTTCTTTTCAGCAACAGTTACGTAACAAAATGCGGTATTTATGAATTACCCGACAAATACATTTTGCCTTACTCCAATATAGATTTGCCCAAACTTCAAGAAATAAAAAAGAAATTTGAAAGCGACCGAAAATATTTTTTCTTCAAAGATTGGATATACGTAAATAACTTTTATAAACATAATTCCTTTTCCCCAACTATTCACATAGCCCAATCAGTAAAAAAAGAATTTGATGCTATTCCTATTGATATAAAAAAACATTTTTTCGCCGATTTTAAGCTCAAACCTATGCTTTCTTTTAATAAAGGAAAAGATTTTATCATCAAATGGAAAAAGGACATGGTAATGGTAATGGTAATGGTAATAGAGTCACCTAGTGGTCAGGGGGGTGGTCACCCTATGAATGAAGATGTTGATCCTGATTCTATTCCTGATGATTTATAAATTCGGTCGGAAATTATGAAATATTTTTCTATGTTCACAGGTGTGGGCGGTTTTGAATTAGGAATACAACAAGCGTATGACTTATCACAATTTAAAATTAAATCCAAAAATAGCACCGACAGTAAGAGCAAGCCATCACAACACATGGGACGTCCACTTTGTGTTGGTTTCTCCGAAATCGATAAATATGCAAACCAATTATTATCAACAAAATTCCCCGAAACAAAAAACTATGGAGACGCAACTAAAATTGATGAACGACAACTCCCCGACTTTGACCTCCTGGTTGGAGGATTTCCTTGCCAGTCTTTCAGTATTGCTGGAAAAAGACACGGATTTGACGACACAAGAGGAACACTCTTTTTTGACATCGCACGGATTCTCTCTCACAAAAAACCACGGAATATATTACTTGAAAATGTTAAAGGTTTACTATCTCACGATGGGGGGCAAACTTTCCAGACAATCATTGGGGTTCTCACCGACTTGGGGTATTTCGTTGAGTGGCAGGTACTTAACAGCAAAAACTTTGGTGTCCCCCAGAATAGGGAAAGAGTGTTCGTTATCGGATATCTTGGAGGAGTCCCCAGATCAAAAGTATTTCCTGTCGGAGAAGATGGTCAAGCGATTGATGAGTTACAGAGACATATCACAAACACCCTTACCGCAAGATACGGAGGAGCAGGAGCAGTCGGAACGTACATTGGTGAAAGTAAACTCAATGCACAAGAAATTAAACAAATCAATCAACCCGCCCACTCAAACGACAGGGTGTACGGTGAGGAAGGGATAAGTCCGACATTAAATACCATGCAAGGAGGAAGAAGGCAACCGAAAGTAGCAATTCCCGTCTTAACGCCTGACAGACCAGAAAAGCGCCAGAATGGGCGTAGATTCAAAACAGATGGAGAGCCGGCATTTACTCTGACTGGTCAAGATATACATGGAGTGATGGTGAATGAAATGGCTATTCGGAGATTGACACCCCTTGAATGTGAACGGTTACAGGGATTTCCTGAAATAGAAAAATATGTTATAATTAAGGTATGTTTAGACAATCAAAAGAACCTTGTAAATGTGGAAAACCAAAATCACAAGTCGCTAAAACCTGTTGGGAGTGTAGAAAAAAGCGGATTAAAAGAAATTGTATTATCTGTGGAAAACAATTTGAATATAAAAAATCAACTAACAGACAAACTTGTTCTCCCAGATGTGCTTATAAATTGCGAGGAATCAAAAGTGGAGATAGTCAGTCAAGGAAAATCAATTTGTTATGTAAACTCTGTGGAAGAATTAAAAAAGTTTCACCCGCTTATAAAGAAAGAAGATTTTGTTCACCTCGCTGTTATTATGATTTCAATTCTGGAGAAAATAATAAATTCTGGAGAGGTGGAATCACTAAAGAAAGAGGAATGTTTGATAGTTCAACCGAATGGAAAGAAGCTCGTAAGGTTATTTGGAAAAGAGATAATGCTACCTGTAGAAGATGTAGGGAACGATTTAATCATACTCAAAGAACTTTTGAAGTCCACCACATCAAACCTTTTAGACATAAAGAATTTAGAACAAAAATTAACAATCTTATCCTCGTTTGTAATCCGTGCCATAAATGGATACATTCCAAAAGAAATACAAAATCAAAATACCTTTACGATAGGAATTAAAACTTCTGTTGGTTGGACTTACGATTTCTCGGATACTCAACGGTACAAGATGATGGGAAATGCGGTAACAGTTAATGTAGTTTATGAAATTATGAAAAGACTATGACAGACACCCTATTTTCACTCAACAACCGCTCAAACCTCCTTGCAGAGCTTAAAGAGAAAGCCCCTATTATTTACGAGAAGTACAAAGCCCGAAAAATTCACAAAATAAACGAGCAATTAGTCTTTTTACGCATGGACTACAAAGGAACCGAGGATGTGGAAAAGCGCAACAAAATAATCCAAAAAGCCAATGATTTGAAGGAAGAATTAAAACAATTTGACATGACATGATATTTGATATAAAATTGGGTTTCATGACAAATATTTTAAAACGAATTATAAAAAAACTATTTTTAGAAGGTAAGAGATGCCCTCATGGTTCTACATCTTGGTATATCTGTCCCAGATGTAAAAAAGAATTTCCAGAATGGGCTCCGTTTGAGGGTGAAGGGCCTTATAATCCTAATTTATATGAACTATGAAATCTGAAATTAAAATCATTTCCATGCGAGAATTTAATGCGAAGATGTGGAACTATCTTAAAAGTTTGCCTCTCCTTGTGAAAAATTTTAGAACAGGAGAGATTGCATTTTATGTCATTTCTAAAGAATATTTCGATATAATGGAAAAAAGGGGTGTATTACCTAAGATTAGAACCCCTAAGTCTGGGGTAAAATCTGTCAAACTAGAGGGGTCAAGGTAAAAAAGGTATCATTCCTTTACTTTAAAATGAGAATGGTCTTAAATGTCAAAATACGAGGGCTTTAAAAAATTATAAATTTTATATTTTTATGCAATATCAACCAAAAGAAGTCTGGAATCCAACAGGTCATGTTGTCGAAGTTGTTTCCGGCAATGAACATTTTATCTTTCAGCCACAGGAGAAGAAGTTATTGAATGGCTTTGAAGCGTATCAAATCTTGACTCATCAAAATTCTCCTCTTGAAGAATATAAGGGCGAAGACAGTAAGAAAGAGGACGAGAAGATTCAAGAAATAGATAAACGAGAAAAGACTAAGGCATTTTCTGAAATGAGTTGGCTTGAACTTCGACGTATAGCTGTTGAAAAGGGGATTTTTAAGCTTTCTATGAAGAAAAAAGATCTTATAACGGCTTTAATAGAAAATTCAAAAGTAGAGGGAGTTCCAGAAGAAGGAATTGCAGTATAATAATCTCATGACTCCAGAAGAGATGAAGCGAAAATATATAGAGCTTCTTGGGAAAAAACGTGATAAGGGACTCGAAAATCTTTATTTTTTCAACAAGTATGTTCTTGAAGGGGATAAGGAAAGAAGAAAATATTTAGTTCCTCATGTACATCGTGAGTGGTCGGATTGGCACAAAAACTCAAAAAAGCGTATCAAGATGATTCTTGTTCCAAGAAACTGCTTTAAAACAACATTTTTTACGGTTGGTCAGACTCTTCAGGAAATTGCGGCAGACAGAAATTCAAAAATCTTAATTTCAAATGCTACTCTCAAAAATGCACAAAACTTTCTTTCAGAAATTAAAGAACATTTGAGAAAGAACAAAACATATCAGCTTCTTTATGAGGGGAAAACTCCTTTTTATGATCCAAAGCTCAAGTGGAATGAAGATGAAATAATTGTTGGTGGTCGTACTATCAATTCGCAAACGCCAACGGTAACTGCGATTGGAGTTGGGGGAAATCTTGTTTCTCAGCATTATGACAAGATAATAAATGATGATTTGGTCAATCTTGAAAATTCTTCAACAAAACTTCAGGCAAATAAAGTCATTGACTGGTGGAAAAAATCGCACTCACTTTTGAACCCCGATGGGGAAATGCTTATTCTGGGAACGAGGTGGAGCTATTATGAGCTGTATTCGTATATCCAAGATCATCCACAACTCAAAAATGAGGTGGATATGTTTATAAAATCGATTTATAACGAAGATGGGTCAATGTACTTTCCCGAAAGGTTTGATGATGCAAAGGTTGAGGAACTCAAAATGCTTCACGGGAGTTATTCCTTTTCCGCATTTTATCTGAATGATCCGATAGATGATGACAAAGCAATAATCAAAGAATCTCACCTCAGATATTATGTGAAGCCTCCAGGAGTTTTAAACGTGTTTGCAGTTTCGGATCCTGCAATGTCTCAGGGTGCGGATTCTGATTTTTCAACAATCACCGTTGTTGGTATAGATTGGGAGAATAATTGGTACATTTTGAAATACTATAGGGAAAAATTACTGACAAATGATTTTATAAATCGCTTGTTTGATGTCAAACACGAGTGGAATCCCATAACAACAAGTATCGAACTTGTCAGTCAGGCGCAAGGACTTCTTGATCCTATTCATAATGAGGAAGAGCGAAGAAATGAGTATTTGAATTTATTTGAGATTAAAGTACGAAATGAATATACAAAACAAATCAGAATTAGGTCGGTATTACAGCCTAGATTTGAGCGGGGAAAGATATTTATAAAAGAAGATATGGTTGATCTTAAAGATGAGATTTTACGTTTTCCAAAAGCAAAGCATGATGATATTATAGATCCTTTGACTGATATTGAAACTATTGGTTTTGCTCCAGACCGCAAAGATGCAGTAAAGACGAGCACAGGAAGTTATTTTGAGGACAAAACAGCAGGAATTATAAAACCGTTTGAGTTTGAGATGGTTGATCCTGAACTTGGAGAATTTTACTAATGGAAGTTTGATATAATTATCTATATGGAGATCATTCTTTTAGTAATAATTATTCTTCTTATTGGGTTTCTTGTGTATTATGATTACATGACAAGAATAGAGCGTGAAAAACTACAGCTTAAACTCATGGTGCGTGATGTCAAGGAATATAAAGATATTGTTGAAAAACCTCCAAAAGATACTAAACAAGAAGATAGTCCTTATGAAGAAGTTGAGGACGTTTCTATTGATACATTATTAAAAGCTAAAGACAACACATGATTATAATAAACGATACAAATTGGGAAAAACTTGAGGCTGCAGAAAAAATCGCACACTGCGAGAAACTTCTTACTTCAACAAAAACTGCACGGGAAAAGCGAGACTTTGAGTGGTATATGAATCAGAGGTTTATGGAGGGGGATCACTACGTTTACTACAATAAAGTAACAAATACACTAGAGAAATTGCCACGGAAACGAGGTGAAGTGCGGATGATTGTAAACAAGGTCAAGTCAATGATCCGTGCGGTTCAAAACTATTCAACTCGGTTCAGACCAAAATGGGACATCATACCAGGAGATGAGGATGAAGATACGGTAAAAGATGCAAGGCGTACGGGAAAAGTACTTGATTATATTTTCAGAAAACTTCATCTTGAGGTTATGGTACAGGGGGTGACTGAATCTGGGTTAAATACTTCTGTTGGATGGGTTGAGCTTGATTGGGATTCTGATGCAGAAAAGGGATTGGGGCAAGTAAAAGTAAAACTTCATGATACATTTGATGTCTGGGTTGATAAAAATGCAACCATTTATAATGGACGAGTAAAGGGTGGATTTATGGCAAAAACGATACGGAAGTCATTGGATGAGATTAAAAATGACAAAAGATATAACGAAAAGACCAGAAAGCTAGTGCAATCTGACAAGGAAACGGCTGTCTCTACTATGAAAACGAGGATTATTGAGCGAGAAACAGGAACAACAAATGATTCTGAAAAAGAAGCAATGGTTAAGGAATTTATGCTTTGGGATTATGAGGGAAACGAAAAAGGTGGACATATACAGCTTTTTACTTATGCGGGAGATCAAGTTCTACGGGATAAGGAGATGAAGGATAAGGAATACCCAATTTATTGTTTACAAATACCACAAGACCCTAAAAAAATATATCATAGAGCGTGGACTTCAGATATTGTTCCTCTTAATAAAGCTCTCAATCGAACGGTATCTCAAAAAATAATGTATGTAAATCAGGCTCTTGTATTTCGCATAATCGCGGAAAAGGGACACGGAGTAAATAGTATAAGCAATGAGCAGGGAGAATTTTTAGAGATAAATGCGGGTCGCAAGTTTGAACAATGGGGGATGCGGCCACTTCCATCTGCCATAGACAGTCTAGATAACGAAATAAATGTATATATAGAAGACATAGGGGGCGCACATGAGGCGGCACTTGGTCGTATGCCAGCGGGCGCTCGGAGTGGAAAGACACTTGAATCTTTACAAGCCGCAGATTCTAATAATTTAGCGGGTATAAGGCTATCTTTAGAGACATTTTTGACTGTTATTGGTGAACGAATTTTGGAGATTGTTGCTGAAAAATACGTAACCTCAAGAATTACAGAAATTGCAGATCCTGAAACAGATGAATCAGGTCAAAAACAGGCACATCTTCGTATTATTGGAGAAGGGGCGCCAGATGAGGCAAAACAAGAAAAGGCTCTTGTTATAAAGAAAGAAAATGAGCTTATTGTAACTATCGGATCTTGGCTTGGTCATACAAAAGAAGCACAAATTGATAACTTAAAGGGGTTGGTTGAGCTTGGAGTCCTTCCTGGTGAGGAAGTATTACGACAGCTTGAATTTCCAAATATTGAAGAACTATCTAAAAAAGCACGGGATGAGAGACTAGAAAAAGCAAAAATTGAAGCTGAAATTGCAGGTCGCAATCAGGGACAAGGGCAAGGGCAGGGTGGGCAAGCCGCCGAAGATCCGATGAAAGATCTTTCTGATCAGGAAAATATGCGGATGATGAATGGTGAACCACTAAACCCGACAGCAGGAGCAACACCAGATCATACACAGGGGCATATTGATTTTACAAGCTCGTCATTTTATACGCAGCGCACCAATCCTCAAACACAACAAATATTTGAAGCACATATTCAAGGAGAATTACAAGAACAGGGTGTTGGGGGTCAAGAACAAGCTATGATGTAATTATAAATTATTTTCTATTATGCCCATAGTTAATGGTAAGCACTACAAATATACAAAAAAAGGAAAAGCCGCCGCAAAGAAAGCTAAAATGATGATGAAAAAGAAAAGAATGATGAAGCATTGACAAAAGTAAAAATATGTTATAATAAGGGGAATGACCAAGCCTTGTTATAAAGGCAGTCAAATTATTATGGATAAAGAAGAAAAACCAGAGGTTGACCAACCAAATGGTTCTGAAGGAACTGAATCCGATGCGAAAGTAGAGGACAATCAGGGAGATCAGGACAACAAGGAGTCAAACGAAGGAAACCAAGATGGGGAACAGGAGCTCTATGATCTTCCAGACGGACGTAAGGTGGATGGCAAAACGTTGTCTAAGGAATGGAAAGAGAATTTTTATCCTGACTATACCCGAAAGTCTCAAAAGCTTTCAGAGTTTGAAAAAGCTCAGGAAGCAAAAAGAGGTGATGCTGATACAGAGGCTCGTGATCAAATTGATAAAAACGAGTATTTGAAGAATGTTGCGCCTGATGTTAAGGCGGCAATTGCAGCTATTGTTTCACCTTTAATCAAAGCCTCTTTCGATGAAAGAGAGCAAAAGTCTACTCAAGCAAAGCAAGATGAAGCGTTTGAGTCAGACCTAAAAAGATTAGAGGGACAATTTAAAGGAGGAAATGGTTTACCTAAGTTTGATCGCAATAGAGTTCTTAATGCGATGAAGGATCCAAGTAATAAAATATTTGATCCTGAAATAAAATTTAGACAGATGTACGATAAGGAGTTTTCCGATAATATGATAAAGGAAGCTCTGAAAAAACAACGTGGCGGAAACGACACGGAGGACACGGGTACATCTGACGGTGAACGTAAGCCAGACGGAAAAACTCCTAAAACGTGGGCTGAAGCTGCAACACGTGCTGCAAGCAGGTTCTAACAAACTTCTTTTGTATCTCCTTATACTCTTACATTATTATTTAATTTATTTTCATGGCACAGAATTTAACAAACTTTGATGAGGCGCTGCGTATTGATTACCTTCCTGTAGTCAGACAGCAACTCAACAACAACACCATCCTTTTGAAGAAAACTCAAAAAAATCAAAGAGATGTTGTCGGTAAACAGTGGCAGCTCACGGCACACTTTAAAAGAAATAGTGGGATTGGAGCAGGTTCGGAAACTGGGCTTCCAACAGCAGGCAACCAACAGTATGAAAATCCGTATGGAGTTGTGAAATACAACCGTGCTCGTATTCAGGTATCAGGCCCGACAATTGAAGCTTCTAAAAATGATAAGGGAGCAATCGTCCGCGCGCTTGATGCTGAGATTAAAGGGGCAACGACTGATCTTGAAAAAGATCTGAATTATCAGCTCATGAATGACGGAACGGCTGTAAGGGCACTCATAAATGGTGACCCTAGTACAGGAACGACACTCACCCTTGATGCCCCTGGCACTAATTACTTCTCTGACGGGATGCTTATTGATATATTAGATCCTGCAACTGGAGATGTAACAACCTCTGGTACTGAACTTACGGTAAGCACAGTAGATTCCTCAACTGAAGTAACCATCTCTGCGGCGGCAAATGCTGATGTAGCAGATAATGACTGGGTTGTGAGATCTGGGGCTCGTGCACTTGGCGGAGGGTCTCTTGCTGCAAATCCATCATACGAAATGATGGGCTTGAAAGGCATTATAGACGATGCGACCTACGTCACGACTCTTCATAATCTCTCAAGAAGTACCTATGCTTGGTGGAAGTGTTCTACTCACACCAATGACGACAATAGTGGGACTAACAGAGATATGACTCTTACTCTCATTCAGGCGTCAATTACGGCAGTAGAGAAGAATGGTGGCAAAGTAAGCTTAATTCTTTCGGATCACGATATGCGAGATGCCTATGCAGCACTTGTTGTTGCAGATAAGCGTTTTATAAATACTCTTGATCTTGATGGAGGATTTAAAGCTCTGGACTATTCTGGAATGCCTTGGGTAGCGGATGTTGATATGCAGCCAAATACGGTGTTTTTCATGGATATGGAACACCTGTACTTGATGCAAATGGCAGACTTTAACTGGATGGATAAGGATGGAGCAATCTTATCTCGCGTATCTGGATCAGATGCGTATGAAGCTGTCATGTACATTTACCAGGATCTTGCGACTGATCGACCACGATCATTTTCATTTCTTAGAGATGTACAATAGGTTAGTTAATGAAGTATCCCCTCTGGCGATGAGTCAGAGGGGGGATAACTATTATAAATTCAATTTACTTTCATGATTAAAAATAGAAACTTGGTCTTTACAAAGGCTGGAAATTCAAGCCCTGATGACCATAAATTTTTTCAACTTCCTGAAATTGCAAATGCTTCGCTTCCAACAGCGGCAGCTGCAAATGAAGGAGGAATTGTCTATGATGCAACCAACAACAAAGTGTACTTTTCCGATGGTTCTTCATGGGCGGCACTCGATACGGCAGGAGGTTCTGGAGCTTCTTTAGCTCTTGATAATCTTGCTGCGGTTGCAGTTAACACAGATGTTACTTCTGATACTGATTCAACAGACGATTTAGGATCATCTTCTATCTTCTGGGCAAATTCTTACATTGATAGAATGTATGTAAATGCGACCGCTTATCTGGATGGTACAACGGCAGGAAAAGTAGAAGTTGTTGGAAATATGGATGTTTCGGGAAATTTGGTAGTTGATACCAATTTAACCGTTACAGGAACAGCTAATATTGGATCTATTGCTATGGATGCTCTATCTGCGGCAACGACCAATGGGGATTTGACACTTGATGGTAATGGTACTGGTGGAGTAAGTATAAGCACGATTGGATCAGGAGACATTACTCTTGGAGATGATACTGCATTATCTTCAACAAAGACATTTACCATAGCTGGTACGACCGCTGCAACTGATTACCTAATTATCACAGCAGGGTCATTTCAGATGACCGATGGAAATGTGGATATGGATGAGGGTAAGCTAGAGATAGATACTACAACTGATGAAACGTCTTATTTCAAGAGAAATTTATCAGGAGCGACATCAGCAGTAGTTGAAATTGAAGCAACTCATACAGGTGATACTGGGCCAGCATTACTTATTGACCATAATGGGACGGGTAATGCTAAGGGTATTGATATTATCCACAATGGGGATTTGGCCTCAATTAACATTGCGGCTGATGCAACCAGAACTGGAAATGTCATAAATATCCCAATGGCAAATATGCTTGGTCAGACGGCTCTTGATATAACGGGAGCTGCTACAGGAACAAATGGAGAAGGTATAATCCATGTTGATGTTACTGGAGTATTGGCTGGAAATGCTATAAGAGTTGATTCTACAGGGGCAAATGCCACAACTGGACAACTTATCTATGCTTCATCTACAGGAGCCCAAGCTGGGGCTACAAACGGTATTGCGGGATATTTTGAAGATACGGGTGCTGCTGCGGCAACTTCTTATACTGTTTATATTGCCTCAACAAGTAATGAAGGCTTGTTTGTAGATACGGGTAAGGTTCAATTTGATGAGGCGTTAACTCTGGGAGTTAATGATACTGGAGCAGACTTCAAGGCATTTGGCGCAACAGCAGGTAAGTATGTAGAATGGGACGAATCAGCAGACTCTCTATTCCTCACAGATAGTACGGTTTTGCGTATTGGGGGAACTGAGACCCCAGATGGCGTAACCATGGACTTTGACGGCGCAGACCTTGATATTGATGCGGTAACGGCAAATGATAATATCAAGTTTGGATCAGACGTTGATACTAATGTGATCTTTAATACAGCATCAGGCGCGGCGCTTACCGTAGACCACGGAGCAGATACTATAACGGCAAGTGCAACAGCAGTTTTGACAGCAATAGGCGATGGAGCTGGTGATGGATTGGTTATACCTTTCCATGCCACTGCTTCACCATCAGGTACAACTCAAGGCTCTATTTTCTTTGAAGTAGACGCTAAGAAGCTGTGGGTGTATGATGGAACCAGTTGGGTAGGCACAGTGCTTGCTTAATAGATTAGTAATTTATGATTCGGGGGGGGTGAATTAAGACCTATGGAGAACGTTAATATCGAAAGTCAGCTAAAAGCTATTGAACAGGGGTTCAACAATTTAGAGTCTGCTCGTCAGAGTAAAATCCAAGAGCGACGTAAAATTGATCAACATTTAGCCGAAATTAGAGAGGAACAGCTCCGTTTACAGGGTGAGTATAGAGTATTCAAAAAAATACTCGATCCAAAAGCTGATCAATCTAAAAGTGAATTAATTAAATCTAAAACCGCTAAAAATAGCGCAAAGGGAAATTGACTACACAATAATATTCAATATCCTAGTCGTATTCAAAGTATATGATAGATTTTCCAGCTCCGATCACTCGGGGCTGGTTTTTTTTGGTATAATAATGTCATGTCAGAAGATAAACGAAAAAAAGTGATGGTTTGTATACTAAATCAGGGTACGACTTCGGCTGGTATGGAAACACAGCTTATCCAGTGGCAAATGGATATGCGGGATCAATATAGCTTTGCTTTCTTCCCTGCTCGTTATGCCTTCAGACCAATAGCAAACAACAGGAATCGTATTGTGAAAGATTTTCTCAATTCAGATCAGGATTACTTAATTATGATAGATGACGACAATCCTCCTGTACAGAATATCTTCGAACTTTTGAAATATGAAAAAGATGTAATATCAGTTCCAACTCCAGGACGGGATGATAATGGGGTGCATATTCATACTTATATGTTTGGAAAAAATCACTCTAAAGATAACATAGACTTTGTACAAGTTCCTCCTGAAAAGAGAAAAGGACTGGTAAAAATAGATGCGGCAGGGACTTGTTGCATTATAATCAAACGTGAGGTTTTGGAAAAAGTAAAAAAGCCGTTTGAAGATTTGTATGATGAGGAAGGCATTCTTATCACAAATGATGATCTGGCGTTTTGTCTTAAATGTAAAGATGCAGGTTTTGAAATCTGGACACATTATGACTATGTATGCTCTCATTACAAGACGGTGGACTTGCTTCAAATGAGTGCGTTTATTTATAGGGCACGAACTGATGGAATGAAGCAATCTAAGGGAGTTGATATAAAAAAAATATCTCTTAAAGAATTACAAGAAGCTGGATTTTTAAATAATAAATTACCAAATTAGCTTATGCCATCGGTACTTGAAGAACAGGAAAGACTGAAAAAAACAGGAAAGATTGACGGGATTTTAGGTGGAAAGCATGTGGGAAAAACCATTGATTTTTACAACGACATGGAGAAAAAGAAACGAGAAAGTAACTTTTTGGGAGAGATAAACGCCCGTAATAACTATTTCTTGAAGCTGTTTATGTTCAAAGTTGATGCGCTAAAGTCAGGTCATAAAAATGAGAGTTACAAATCTTCTTCTATTTTAGTATAATATATATATGTCATATAACAGAATAAAAAAGTATGCAGTCCCTGTAACTATTGCTTCAAGCGGGACGACAAAGACTTCGGGTGTTGTGCCTATAAACGGTCTTTTACGAGGAATTGTTGTTGACGCTCCGGACTTGGATGATAGTGATACATATACCGTAACACTTATTGATGAGGAAGGTGCTACAATCCAAACGTTTGCGACTTTGGCAGAAAATTCAGTAGTCGCAAAATATATTGATGCAAATAACAATTATTTTAATCAGCCCCTTCACAATCCGCAGGTAACAATTACCGCATCGGGAGCGCAAGCTGCTGCAAGAGACTTTGTTATTAATATTTATTACGAAAGTTAAAATACTTATATGAAAAAATCAGATGGAATAAAAGTAAAAGGAATGTTTCGGGTTCAACTGACAGCACAAGGCGACGATACTAAGATTGTGGGCGATTCTGGTTGGCATGAAAATCAGGTAACCAATCTTGGTTTCAATCAATATTTGGTATCAGCACTTGGTTCAATTGCAGGTTCCAAATATGTATCTCATGCGGCAATTGGAACGGGTGGAGCACCAGCGGCAGGTGATACAGCTCTTGCAGGCGAACAATCGGTGCGTGCGGCAGTAACAGCGGCAACGTCATCTGGATCAAAAACAGTACGATTTACGGCTACATTTGCCAGTTCTGATGCGTTTGTAACAGCAAGTAAGAATATTTCAAATATTGGTTTGTTTAATACATCTGAGGCTGCAGTTGGAACGTTATTTGCGGGAAACACATACGCTAGCTCAGCTTGCGCCACAAATCAAAATGTTAATGCCAGCTACGATATAGTCTTTTCGTAGCGTCACAAGGCTCTAAATAAAACACTACCCCCTAGATCAACATAACATTTCATATTGACACGACATGACATGATGTTATAATTACTACATGAAGTCAAAATTTACCAAAGAAAGCCTTGCGGATTATAAAGGAATCGATATCGGTTGCGGTGAAGGTAAGCAAGAACATTTTTTTGGCATTGACTACACAAAATATAAAGGCGTAGATTTAGTCTGGAATGTAGAAAAAACTCCTTGGCCACTTCCTTCAGAATCTTTCCACATGGCACTCGCTTCTCACTTGGTTGAACATATAGACCCTCATGGTGGGGTATTTTTACGGTTTATGGATGAGGTTTGGCGGATACTTAAATATGGGGGAGAGTTTATGATCGCAACTCCGTATGCGGGTTCTCATGGCTACTGGCAAGACCCTACACATTGCAATCCTTGTAATGAAACTACATGGACTTATTTTGATCCTCTTGATCCATCGGGTTTATACCGTTTTTACCGCCCTAGACCCTGGAAAATAAAACATAGTTTATGGCGTTCGTATGGAAATATGGAAATAATTTTAGAAAAGCGTAGAATTGATCCTTCTTATGAAAAATAGACCAACAATAAAATATAGAACTGTTAAAAAGAATGCAGGCGGTGGCCATGTAAATCGTCTACTTATTGCAACGCCAACAACTGGCGAGGTACGGATGGAATGGGTAATGGCACGCTACGGACAGATAATCCCCATAAATTGGTCACAGGTGCAATATGTACAATTTTTAAATCCATATGCCCCACAAGGGTACTTGGTTGCTGATGCACAAAATGTTATAATTAAAGAAGCGATTGAAAAGAAGTTTGAATGGCTTTGGCTTGTTGAGCAGGATAATGTACTTCCTGAAAATGCGGTAGTGCTTTTTAATGAGCATATCAGGCGTGCAGAAGTACCTGTTATATCGGGGCTTTATTACACCAAAAGCGAGCCAAGCGAGCCATTGGTATTTCGGGGACGGGGAACGTCTTGCTATACAAAGTTTAAGATAGGAGATCAAGTTTGGGCTGATGGAGTGCCGACTGGATGTTTGTTAATACACACCTCAATTTTAAAAGAGATGTGGAAAGACAGCCCTGAATATATGGCAAATGACGTAAAGACAAGAAGAGTATTTGATACGCCAAGAAAGCTTTGGTTTGATCCGCAGGAGAGGGAGTATAGCTCGACAAGCGGAACATCTGATCTTGACTGGTGTACAAGAGTGATAGAAGGTAAGTATCTTGAAAAGGCGGGATGGAAGGATATCGCGAAGAAAAAAAATCCATTCTTAGTAGATACAAGAATTTTTTGCAAGCATATAAACGCTCGTGGTGAACAATTTCCAAAATGGGCATGACACTAAAAATACAAGTAAAAGAAACAATCAGAGTCTTTGATACCGTAGATGATCTCAAAAGAGAGATCAATCGGATCATTGACGATTATGTTATGTCTGACGACAGAGAGCCATTGATTATAACGATTATAAAGGAAGAAGGGCGTGGGCCTCCTGTGCTTAGTATATCTGTAAAAGATGAAATGAATATTTCAGAGACTCTGGGTGGATAAAGCCCAGAGTTTTTTTATGACAATTTAGTTTATAATTATAGTTAGAATTTAATTTTTTATTATTATGACACGAGTACATACAGACCTATCACGGGTAGCTATATCCGTAGCTCCCGATCCTGCAACCAGTGGTACTTCACTTGGTGTAACAGATTCTAATGCCGCTTATTTACCAGATGCATACCCTTATTGGGCAGTTCTTGTACCAGTAGATACTGCTCCAACACGTGCAAATAGTGAGATAGTAAAAGTAACGGGTGGCTCATCTGCTGCTGGCACAACAACTCTCACCATAGTAAGAGCACAGGGAATCCCAGTAACCACAGCACAAACAGTAACAACAGATTTTGATATATATGATGCAAATTCAGCAGAAATAGAAAATAAATCGAACGTATTAGAAAATCAAGTTTTTAGTTAAAAATTATTATAAAAGTATATGTCGTATATTGTAAAACGAAAACTTTCAGGATCAACAGATGGTAAACAAATAAAAGTTGTTGCAACGGCAACAGCAGGTACGACTATTCATACTGCGGTTGCGGGAACTACTGCTGGAACATTTGATGAGATATGGCTTTGGGCTGTTAATTCTTCAACTTCTGACGTTAAGCTAACTCTTGAATGGGGAGAGGCAACTGCACCTGATGGAAACATTGAAGTGACTATACCAGCAGAAAGTGGGTATATTCAAATTACTTTTGGCGCCATTCTTCAAAATGGATTAGTAGTAAAGGCTTTTGCAGCTACAGCCAACGTGATAATGATAAATGGATTTGTTAATAGTATCACCGACTAATATGCCAGCAAAAATAGAACTGCTCAATTCATTTTTATATAATCATCCTAATCTGTATGCCTATTATCCGATGAATGGTAATTCGCTGGATTCAAAAGGTAATGTAAATGGATCAGATACTGCAATGTCTTATGCGTATGGAGCTAATTCTTTTAATCAACACGCTGTTTTTAATGGATCGACTGGAAGAATTAGTTTAGGAACAAGTAAATTTGATTTCTTAAATTTTACTATTAGTTTTTGTATGGTAGATAAGGGGACTGATAGTGTCCGTTATCTTTGGGCAAGAAATCCTGCTGCTGATCAATGGGCAAATATTTTTATATTGATGTATGGCGGACTAAAAGTAGGAGGACTTGGTGACCCAGGCGCAGTTGAAACTTATGCGGCAGTTACAAATGGAGCATTTTATACTTTTGTTTTTACTACTACCGCAACCAACAATGTTGATGTTTATAAAAATGGTGTATATTTAGCTGGAAAAACAAATGGTCCAGCTTGGAATAATAATATAACAAATGAAACAGCGATAGGTCGAGCTGGCGCTTATAATGCTTATTATTTTGATGGAAAGATAGATGAACTTTCGGTATTTAATATCGCATTGAATCCAGCACAAGTAAAAGAACTCTATAATAATGGATATAAAGCAGAACAATATTTAAAAGCGCAAAGAAGGTCAAGACAGTTAGGTTTAATCTCAAATAGATATGCAGGATCATTTTAATAATAAATAAATAAATATGTATGTATGGAAATCAATATGGTTTGGAATATTCAGGTACGATTCTTCTTGATACATTATCCATAACGGTCTCTGATAGTGTAGCTGTATCTGAAAATGTTTCACTTCTTATAGAGCTTCCCCTCTCAGTCTCAGATAATATTACAGTAAGTGAGCTTATAAATGTGGGAATGGAGGGTGTTGATCAGGAGATAAATGTCAACGACTCAATAACAGTATCTGAGTCTGTAAAGCTAGAACTTGAAAGCTATATCTTGGTATCTGATAATATCTCATTGGCTGAATCAGTAAATGTCTTACTCGAATCAAACATATCCGTAACAGACAATATTTCAATATCAGAAACAGTAGGTATTGACTTTCCTTCTAATATTTTCGTAACTGAAAATGTCTCAATATCTGAAAATGTTTCACTTCTTATACCAGAGCTTTATCTTGGTGTGTCAGATTCGATAGAGATAAGCGAATCAACAAAAGAACTTCTTGAAAGCTATATCTCTGTAGCCGAATCTATAAGTATTGCAGATCAACTATCTGCTTTGATTCCACAATCTGTAGATGTAACTGAAAATATAACGGTAAGTGAATCAATAGAAATACTTTTAGAGTCTTATATAAACAAATCTGAATCAGTAACTTTAAATGAAAATGTAAAAACAAATCTTATTTCTTCAATCTCTGTATCTGACTCAATTGAAGTTACCGAATCAGGAACTAATTTTTATTTACTTGCTGAAAATGGGGCATATCTTGTACAGGAAGATGGAGGAAGAATAATCATAGGACAAGGTGTATCCGTCTTACTTCCAGAACTTTTTGCCTCAACCTCAGACACGGCAACTGTCACAGAAAGTATATCTTTATACCCGTATGTTCCTTTTGGAAAACCCACAATAGAAGTTGAAGAAAGTCAAATATTTATTAATGTTGTACCTAAAAAGATGAAAATAATAGTGGAAAGTGAAAAACCTAGACTTGAAATTTACTCTAAAAAACCTAGAATTGAGAGTATTAATTCAGAAAAGCCTGTATTAGAAATCGTTACTTGATATAATATATATATGTCATTTATTAAAATCCCCCATCCTGACCTGCACGAACTCACAAGAACGACAGCAGATATGGCAGCTGCGGCAACTACAGTAGAAGTTGAAAATAACAGTAATTTAATATTAAATGATTATATTGTTCTTGGAGGTTTGCGAGAAGAAAAAGCTGAGATTATACTCATAACATCTGTTTCGGGCGATACAACAGTCAATTTTACAGGAGCTTCTAACTTCGATCATCCTGCACGTACTCAACTGGCAGAAATTAAATTTAATCAAATAGAGGTATCAAGAGCCTCATCTGAAGGCGGGTCATATAGCGTGCTTGACACAATAGCAATAACTCCTGATGAGGATTTGACACTTTATGATGATTCAACAGGCTCTACTACTGATTGGTACAAGGCACGATACAAAAACTCAACTACAGGCACATATTCCGCATACTCTGAAGAAGTGCAGGCAACGGGATATACGGACGACTCCTTATTTTCAATGGCTGAGGAAATACTCGATGAGATGGGAGATGAGTTTGCGGCAGAAATAAACAGAAATAGAGTATATAGGGCTCTGCGTGGTGCAGTACGGGATCTAACCATAAAAATAATACGGATGTATCCTGATTACCGAAAAAACTACACCACACAGGCTTTGACATCGGGAACTGAAAGATATGATTTACCAACACGATTTTTATCCTTTGTACGAGTTGATATAAACTATAGCGGATCAGCCGCTTCTGATGCTTACAAAGTATATAACTTCAGAAGTGAGGCAGATTTGAGCCCTGAAGTAACCTATTCTCAGCAAGACCCTTACTTATATATTCGAGCTTTACAGTATGGATTTAAGCCAACTCCGAATAGCTCAAGCGGTTACGCCTTTTTGTGGTATTGGGATTATCCTGCCACTATGACGGATGAAACCGATGAACATGGTTTGCCACATGGCGCACGTGATCTTTTGGTGACACGTGCTCTTTATAAGCTATGGATTCCAAAAGACAAGGATACATCTGTTGCATATAGGATAAGTTACCGTGATGATTTAACTGACTATCTTGAATTTGTAGGTCAATCTATGCAAGCTTTTGATAATAGACAGGTAAAGGTAAATTTTGGTTCAGATTTATATGATAACTAGATATTATGATACGTTACAAAACAATCGAAGGTTTTACTACAATAAATAGGAATACGTCACCGTTTCTTCTTGCAACAGGAGAGTTTGCAGATAGTCAGAATTTCTATACTGAAAGAATAGGAGTGCTTAAGAAAACGGGTGATTACAGCTTGAAAAACGCTCAAATAACCGCATCTCAAGATATATTGGGGGGTATAGACTTTTTTAGAGCAGCAGGAACTCATGAGCATTTTGTGGCAATAGATGGAGCATCAAACGCTGGAATTTATAAAGATGTAACGGGAACATGGACTACACAATCACAATCTTTGACAGCCGGCAATAAGGTACGATTTGCTTATTCTCCAACACTTGATACTTTGTTTGCCGTAAACTTTGCAGATGCTACTCGAAGCTACAATGGTTCATCTTGGTCAACTACAACAGATGTGACGTCTGCACCAAAAGGAAAAGACATCATAAGCTTTGGACGAAGAATTTATATATTACATGCAGTTGTATCTTCAACGACTTATGTAGATCGAGGTTATAGATCATCTTTAGTCGATAGTGGATCAATCACATGGGACACAACAAACGATTGGGTCACATTTGATGATATATTGCTTGGTGCTGAAAAGAATGGAGACTTGATGATTGTATTTGGACAAAATGGCATATATGGATTTACACTATCTGATCAGAAATATAAGATATCAAATATCGGGTGTGTTTCACTTGAGGGAATATCAACATATAAGGAATGGACATTTTACCCGTCAGATGATGGAATATATGTGACAACAGGAAAAGAGCCTGATAAAATCTCACTTCCTATTCAGGAATACTTCGATGGTATACCACAAGCCAATAAGCCGTCAATTTTAGGGAAATGTCTTGGGCCATATTATTATGTATGGTTTGGGGATATAACAAGCCCCGAAACACTTACTAATGTCTGGTTTCGCTATGATATATTGAAAAATAATTGGCACCGGATGAAGACTGGATTTAACATGATGAATCTACATACATTCACAAGCTCATCTGTAAAAGCTTTGTATGCAGGGGATGATGATGGGAAAGTGTATCAGATGCTCACCTCTGGGGCTCAAGCAACAGCTTCCTATGCCACATCTCTTGAAACTGATTGGATTTATGGAGATGATCCAAAAGTAATAAATGATTGGATATCTGTATGGGGCTTTGGAGATCAACTATCTGGTCTGAAGGTTTTTTATCGGGTAGATGACAGCTCTGATTGGAAACCAGCAGGGGAACTTGAGGGCTCAACAGATTTTGTTCAGTTTAAGGCACAGGGATACCGAATAAAGATACTTCTTACCGAAAGTAGTAAAAGTAATATGTTTGAGTTTTATCGAATAGAAGTTGGCTATATACCAAAAGGGGAAAAACAGGAGGATACACAAAAATGAACTATTTAGATATGGGATTTAATTCTTTCTTACAAAGAATAGGTTTAAGACCCAGAGAACAAATGTCAAGCCTTGATGCAAGACAAAATAATCCATCAGGCTCAATCAGTGCTCAAAGCATCATCCCTCCGATGAATGCGACAACCGATATTACATTCTCAAGTACAGATAATGATACGGCAGAGTGGACAAGCGGGACTATCTATTTTGCCAATGGGACAAACAGTGGTACGATGGATGCGGGAAATACGGGTGATATTGCGGCAACGACTTATGTCTACTATGACCGTGAAGAGCTGGGGGCTTTGCAAACTACTACAGATGTAGAAAAGGCAAGTGGGATAAGTAAAATGCTTATTGCAATAGTCGAATCTGGAGCTGCAGGAAAGGATTGTAAAATAACGCCAACTATAGCGGCAGGGTTGACAGTAACTAATATCACGGCAAGTAGTCTAAATGTAGATGAGCTTTCTGCGATAACTGCTAACTTGGGCGATGTAACTGTTGGAGGATCGGCAAATGGGGATGGAACTATATCGGTAAAAGACTCATCGGATGTGGAAAAAGTGCTTATTAACTCGGATGGTGTGGCAGTGACAGGCGGAAAAATTAGTGTAGAAAACACAGATGGAGATACTGTATTTGATAGTAGTGGATTGGTCAGTACAACAAGTTTTATTACAGATCAAGTGGGAAGTTATGATACATCTACAAGTAGTACTTCGTCAACAAGTTACTTAGATGTTCCAAATATGACTCTTTCAGCGTTTAATTTAACAAGAACAACGGGGATTTTAGTGTTGGTAACCATGGTGTTAGAATCATTTGGTGGGGGAGCAGGATCAGAAGCTGTAATCCATGTAGGTGGAGAAGTAAATGACACTCAACAAGTACGTATTAGAGTACCACCAGATAATGTAAAGTCAACTTTCACAACATATCTTTTGAGGCAACTACCAGTTACAGGAGCGCCTCCTGTTTCATATACAATAAAAATGCAATGGAAAGTTGCAACAACAGGTAGCCTAGAGGTTCAACAAAGACAGATTAGTTATATGTTATTAGGTACATAAAAAAGTTATAATTATAATATGGCAAAAAACTTAGGCAATGGAAAGATCAAAATAGAGTCAGGAGATACCTTATATAGTATCTATGGTTCAAATTGGAAGCAGGCATCAGGCTACACTGGCGATCCGAAAAAACTTGCTGTAGGAACTGTATTGCCAGCTCCTGGTAGTGGTGGAGGTAGCTCTACAAAAGCAAAGTCAACTACATCTCAATCATTTGCACAGCAGGCAATGAATAAAATGGATACCATAAAAAATGCTAAAACAACAGGTAGTCCTACAGGTCAGGTATCTTCTGCAAATACAAGTAGCTATCAGCAACAGCAACTTCAAGGCTCATATCAACAACAACTTGAAGACTCTATAGCAAACTCAATAATTGAGCTTGAGAATAAATTAAACTCAATTCCTGGTATATCATTTTCACAACAAGAACTTGATACTTTTACTCAAAAAGCAATAGATCAGGTAAAACCATATTATGATAAAAAACGATCTGAAATTGAGTCTGGTATAAAAGAGGGTAAAATACAAAGTGCGGAAGATTTGCTTATAAAGATACGAGCGGTCGACCTTGATACAACGCAACTTCTTGAAAGATACGATTTGTCAAAAGCCAGAAATGAAGAAGAATTGGTAAATACTCTGGCAGATATAACATCATCACGGGATGAAGACTTGGCAGTAAAACGGGATGAATGGAAATATAAACTAGATCAGACAAAACAAAATCAGGTTCAATCAGATGTTTTGACATCAGGTATAGGGCGTAAACAAATATCTGATCTTCTTAATACTCAACAAATGACCGAGCAACAAGTGGTAGATCGTGCATCTCGTAAAGCAACTACGGCAGAAACTACGACAGGATATAACTTAAAAGAAATAGCGCTTGCCAGAAAACAAGTAGAAGAAGACCGAGTGCGAAGAATTGGAACACCAGAGCAAGCTACAGCAACAACTACTGCGCTTCGATCTGAACTTGGGCTTTCTCCTGATGATCCATTGCCATCTGATGCTGAAATAGAAAGATTGAGGGCACAAAGAAATCAAACAGTTTATAAGCCAACAGCTTTAACCGATCTCACAGAACAGCAAAAACAGGCAGAGGAGTCAAGACGACAACAATTGCTTTTGGATGAGGAACAAGCAAAAAAAAGGCAATATGAGGGACAACGTCAAAGCTATGGCTCACAACTTGCTCAAAAACAACGGGAATTTTATAACGTAGCAGGAGGTTCTTATTAGAAAATTATATAATTAAGTTATGGCAACTTATTCACAAGATTACGACGAAGTACGAGCATCCATGAATCGTGCAAAGACAGCAAATACGCAGTATGCGGGACTTGCCGCAGGATCTAAAACATTTGAAGATCGAGTAATGCAACGGGTTCGTGAAGCTCGTATAAATCGTGGTGTTGATAAAATATCACAGGATATTGGAAATGTATCAGGACAACTCGTATCTGAAAATCCTGCAATAAGAGACCGCATGGGAACAGATGTAAATCCGCTTTCTGTTGACGCTCTCACATCTTCAAGACGTGGGCAACTTATGAACACTCTTACATCTCTTGGTAATTATCAGGAACAGGCTACGGGAACTATTCAGGATGTAGTAAAAGGTGGTGTAGGATCGCTTGAGGCTGCTGCCATGATGAAAAAAGCAGAGGCAGATCAGGCAAATGAAGAGGCAGATAATTTAATGTCTCTTATTACATTAAAACAATCAGAGGAAAAAATGGCACTTGATAAATGGTCAGAACAACAAAAATATGGAAAAGAAACTGATGAAATTGATCAATATGTACAAGGTGTGGCAAATGGACTTTTAGACATAAAAGATGTTCCTGCAACTCTTAGGGGACAAGTGTCATCAGGACTTCAAAACATGGGGTATTCTCCAGCAAATAAACTTTTAAATACTGTTGATGTTCTTGAAAAATATTACTATGGAAACGATAAGGGTTTTGCGGGCTCTTCTACAGCAGACACACAAGATCTTGCAGCTGGCGCAAATATATTTGAACGTATAGGAACTGCTATTGGGTCGGCATTTAAAACTCCTAAAGGGGAAAGAAGACAGCTATATCTTGATAAAAAGAAGGCATTAGTAGGTGCATTCAAAGAGCTAGGAGGGGAAGTTGGAAGACTTACTGATCAGGACATAACGAGATTGAGTAATTTAATTCCAAATACAGGAGATAGCTATGATCAGTCGGTAGAGAAATTTTCAGAATTAAAGCGAGAAATTAACGCATTAAAAGGAGCTGGGCTTACCAGTTCAAGTCAATGGGAAATTATAGAGTAATATGGCTATAAAAATACGAAACAAACAAACGGGTGAAATTAAGGTGATAGACGAATCACAGGCATCCTCTTATGGGTTAAGCACCTCACCTACTCAAGAACCACCTATGGCTCAACCTTCTGCTCAACCTCAAACTGATCTTTATTCCGATAGGCAGGATGCAGGTGGGTCTGATCCTTCAAATACTATGATGAGATTTTTAACGGGGGCAGGTAACTTTATATCTCCAAAGGCAACATCAGCAGTAAAAGCAGGAGCAGCTCCTATTGGAATGCTCAAAGACTTTATTGAATATAAAGGGGCACAAACTCCAGAAGAAAAACAAAAACAACTCGTAGAATACAATCAGAAAAGACAAATGGGATCAGACGCTTTAAAAGAATTTGGATTTAGCCAAACAGGGGAAAATCAATTTGATCCAGGACAATATGCAAGGGGGACAGCAGGGGGAGCTGCTCAACTTGCGGCATGGATGACTCCTAGTAATTTGGTAAAAATACCAAAAGCAGGAGCTGTTGTATCAAAGGCAGTGCAAGGTGGGGGCGAGGCACTTGCTATGAATTTGGATGATCCTAATTTTATAAGAAATGCTCCGACCACATTTCTCATTGGTACGGCGCTTGGTGGTGGACAAGCCGCAACAGGAAAAGTAATAAAATCTACTTTTGGTCAACTTAAAAATATTGCTAAAAAATTGAGATTTAGTAATTTTTTAGGTAAAGATTTGCAAAGATTAAGTCTTAAAGAAGCAGAATCAGTATCTGAGAAATCACTTCAAGAAGGTGTGCCTCAAGATTATAAAAAGATGTACGAATGGGCTGAAGGATTTGCAACATCGGCAGAGCAAAAACTTCAACAAGGATTATCTGATGCTCCTGAATTTTCATTATCTAAGAATATGGATTTTAGGAAAAAACAATATATTCTTGAGCAATTAGGAGGTGTTTTAAATGATATTTACGTAATGGGAACTGAATATAGACCAAAAGGATCAGCCGCTAAAAATGTCAAAATTTATGAAGAAGCGTATAACAAGCTTACAGCAGATCAACCCATCTCATCCAGGGAAATGAATACAATAAAAAAGGTATTGGCAGATACCATAAAATCTACATTTGGTGAAAATATCTCACAAAGTGATAGTGTAAAAAAAGGAGCACGAGCAACTGTTCACTCATTATTTTTGGATGAATTAAGAAATAATCCAAACATTTCCAAAGAAGTTTCAAAAATGCTTGATGCACAACATTATGCGCTAACCTTAAAGGCCCTCTCAGATACGGCATATCGTAAAGTTAGCGGAAAGGCTGGTTTATCGTGGTATCAAATTATCCCATTTCTTCAACTTGGAGCAGGATTTTCAGGAGCTATTGCGGCAGGGGGAGCAGCTACAAATAATCCTGCCGTTTCTGGAGCGGGAATACTTGGTGCAACAGCACTTGGTGCGGCATCACTTTTTGGTAATCCAAAAGGTCAACAGATACTTTATAAGTCAGGAGATCGTTTTACAGGGGCAACTCCAGGGAAACTTGCTGATTTCTTGAGACGTGGTGCAACTTCAGAAATTAACCAAACAATACAATAATGGAATTTTTTAATAACATTATAAAAAAATATCAAGATACGGTTCAAAGAATACAGGGAAATCAACTCACAGTCTCTCCTATATCTCCTGTTGCAGACAAAGAAAATGTCAGGCAACTTAAAAGACAGGATTACATAAAGGAAGGTGCTACATTTTCTAATATGAATCCTTATGAGAAACAGATAAAGAAGGAATATATAACACCAACACCTACTCCTACAGTGACTCCTATTCCTGGTATGGGGTCAAATGCTCGTAATCAAGACACTGATCGTTTTATTCTTGAAACTATCTTACCTATTACTCGTCAGTATGGTATCCCTGACGCTGTAGCTGCTGGTATGTTTGCAGGAGAAGGACGACTGGGTGGACTTGGTGCAGCGCGCAATAATTTTTATAATATAAATGCAATAGATAGTGATCCTAATCAAGCTTTTGATTATGAAACGCCTGGAGAAGGAATCGAAGCATACGCTAAATTATTATCTGGAAAATATGAACTTGGTCAAAAAGGGAGTGGCAGATTTGATACAACATATCTTCCTGCTTATACACTGAGAAATGATCCTATGGCGATGCTTAAAATGATTCAAGAACTTGGATATGCAAGTAGACCTGATTACTCTGATTTTATTATGAGCACGCCAGAATATAACTATTACAATCAGTTATAATTAGCTTATGACAAATTTAAAAATAACAGGACTAACAGAACTTGCAGAAGCCCCTGCAACAGGAGATTTTGTCCCAATTGTTGATGTTTCAGATACAACTCAAGGAGCTGATGGGACTACTAAAAAAGTAACAAAATTAAATTTGGTTTCGGGTATTTTATCCTCAAAAGTTACTGAAGAAACAAGAGAATTAGTTGAAGATTCAGGAGCAGTTTCATATACAGGAGCAGGATTTAGACCAACATCCGTAGAAATAATTTATTTTATTTCAGGTTATTTAACAGGTTCAGGGCAAGGATTTTCAGATTCAGGAAAAACTTCGATGGCAATGTACTGGAGCTATACAGAAACTTCAAAAGAGAAATCGTCTAACACAATAATTTATAGTGAGGTAGCAAGTAATTCAGCACAATCGGCAGTAGTTACAAGTTATGATGCAGATGGAATAACTTTGACATGGACTAAAATCGGTTCACCGGCAGCAACATTAACAATGTTAATTAGATATTTCAGATAATATATGAACACCTATTTTTTAGTATTCAAACTAGAACTTGGAGAACTTACAAACGCATACAGTATTGTTAGTGAAGATATTCTAGCAAGTATTGATCCTGCAATTATCCTTAATAAAAAAATCATAAATGACAAGTTGTATAGCAAAGAAGAACTAGAAGCTATGCGAGATTCTATGATATGAATATCATAAATAAAATAGGCCAGTATAGGCAAGCAGGTAGATCATGGTATCAGCGCCAAGTAAATACCATCTCAGTAATTACCATACATCACACCGCCAGTAGACAAGTAGACGATGACGCTACGGCGCTTAACAATGTTTATAGGGCCCATGTCAATAATGGTTGGCCAGGATTTGCATATCACTTTTTTATTGCCAAGTCAGGAAACATCTATCAGGTTAATGCATTTGAAGATGTCTCGTGGCATGACACCAGAAACTATGACAGTATCGGCGTATGTTTGGATGGATATTTTCACCCAGACATAAACGAGAAGCCAACTCAAGAACAACTAAAATCTTTGAAAGAATTACTAGATTGGCTCTGTACAGAGAATCCCCAATTCCCCGCAAGCCATGCAAACGTATATGGACACCGTGAAAGATCATCAACTGCATGCCCAGGAAATGAACTCTTTCCCTATGTTACTGATTATAGAAATAAGTTAGGGAATGTTACATGGGGTGTTGTTCTTGACCCCCTCGCTGAATGTTTAGCACAACACAAAACGCTTGTTGAAGAAGTAACTTTACTTAAAGATGAAGTAACAAAACTAAAAGCAACAGAAGAAAGACTTAAAGAAGAAAAAGATGGAATAGTAGCTGAAAAGGACACTATCATCACAGGGCTCAATGACAAGCTAAAGTCACAGCAGGTGAGGATAGACGGTTTCCAAACAGAGAAAGACAAATTATTATCAGATTCGTCATTCAACTGCTTATCCTCAAAAAAGCATTTACTCAATCAAATAAATTTACTTATTGAAAAACTAGCAAAAGATTTATCTAAGAATATATGAAAAAACTATTAACGAAAACTGAGAAAAAAATACGAATACGTCTTGCTAAAAGATTAAAAACTAAAGTACAAAATAGAATACCAACCACCCCTTTGGGTATAAAGATTCTTGATGTAATATTATTTATTGAAAAAATTTTACGAAAAACTTAAAATGACACCAGAGGAAAAAGCACAATTGCAAGTAAATTCAGAAAATCGTATTAAAACAGAAGTTCTTATAGATCAGCTTCTTTTGAGTGTGAATGAGATTAAAGTAACTCTTTCAACACAGAATACCATATCTGCTGAAAATCATAATACGCTTATATTAAAAGTTGATAAT